CAACGCGTTTGCCGATGCTTCCGGGACGATCGGCTATCTGAGCACAGTGGAATGATGATCCCCGGTGTGGCGGTCGCAATGGGCGGTCAGGATTGGCTGGTCCCGCCGCTCACCCTGGGTCAACTCCGGCGCCTGATGCCGAAAGTGCGCCAGCTGACCGAGATCGGCGCATCGATGGGTGAGGCCCAGATCGGCGTGCTGGTCGAAATCGTCGCCGCGGCACTGCAGCGCAACTATCCCGATGTGACGGCAGAGAACGTCGAGAACCTGCTCGACCTTGGCAATGCCAGTGCCGTGCTGAACGCTGTCCTCACCGGCTCAGGCCTTAAGCCACGCGGAACGCCCTTGGGGGAAGTGGCGGCCCCCGGGGCAAGCCCGGGGGCAGGCTCGGTCCTTCCGGGATCACCCCCGGACTTGATCCAAGAACCGGAGACGGCTGGGGACCAATCTACGGCCTCCTCGCGACCGCCTGCGGTTACAGCTACCCCGTAATCGACGCCATGACGCTCTTCGATTTCGAAGAGCTCGCCGCATATTGGGCCGAGCACCCGCCGGTGCACATCCTGGTCGGGGCGTATCTCGGTATCGGTAAAGACACGCGCAAGTCGGCGCCATCGATGCCTACCGGGTTGGGCCGGGAGACGGGCTCGGATCTTCCCTCGGTCCTCGCCGAGCTCGGGCCCGGTTTCGGCGCCGGGGACGTTCACGCCGGCCTGGCGCCCGTGGTGCTCGATTTCGCGGAGTTGCAGCGCTGGGCAGAAGCCATCGATTGAGGCGTGTTCAGGGTTCGCGGCACAGCTCGCAAGCAGCAAAAGCGGGCGATCAAGCGCCGTTATAATTAAGGGGCTATCATGGCCGACATTGAAACCAGCGTCGTCATAAGTGCCCAAACCGACGGCCTTCAATCCGGTATGGAGGCAGCGGCAAATTCGGTCCAAGCGGCGACCGACGCGATGCGCGCTCAGTTTGCCGGGCTGGCTGCCGCTGTCCAGCAGGCTCAGGCGCAGATAAGCGGCGTTGCCGCGCAGATTGGATCAACAATCGGTGCCCTGCAGGCCAATGCCGCGAGCCTCGCCGGGTCGCTCGGCGACGGCATGATCTCAACCTCGCCCGTCAGTCACGAGCGCGGCGGAGGGTCGGGCAGAGCGAAAGGGGCCTCGCCGGCCCCAGGCGGGGCGACTGACAAGGTGTCGGATTGGCGCGCGGAGCTGCAAGAGCAGCTGATAGCCGAGCACAACTTCTTCAACCAATCCAAGGAGGAAGAGCTGGCGTTCTGGCAGGAGAAGCTAGCGCTGACCGAAGCCGGATCGAAGGCGCGCCTTGCCGTCGAAAACAATATCTACCAGCTACAAAAGCAACTAGCGGTTCAAAACGAGCGCGACGCGCTCGCTGCGCTCAACTCTGACGAAAAGGTCACGGACGCCGTCTACTCCCGCAAAAAGGCGGCTATACAAGCCAGTGCCGAGCTCGGCAAGATCTCGTCCAAGGAGGAGCTCGCAGAGCTGCAAGGGCTTCTCGAGACAAAATGGGCGCTCGATCAGGACTATTTCGAGAAGAAGCTCGCCGCAGCCGAGAACGATGTCCATAACCGGCAAAAGCTGTTAGACGAGGAGCGGCTCGCTTATGAGAAATTTCTGACCGAAAAACAGAAACTCGACAACCAGGCCGCGCAGAACAGCCAAAGGGCTTGGCAAAGCCTGATGCAACCGATTCAGCGGGCCTTCGATACATCGATCACCGGCATGATCTTGGGCACGACAACTTTGCAAAAGGCGGTCGCTAATATCGCCCAATCAATCATCGGCGAATTCGTCAGCGCCGGGGTCAAGATGGTGACCAATTGGATCGCCAACGAGCTCGCCATGACGACCGCAACCGAGGCCGGGGCGGCGGCACGTACCGCGGCCGAAGGTGAGGGGCTGGCAGCGGGCTTGGCGATGAAGGCATTGAATGCGATCAAAAGCATCGCTACCGATTCGGCCCAGGCCTTCGGCAGAATTTTCGCTTTCCTGGCGCCAATTATGGGCCCGGCGGCAGCCGGGCCCGCCGCCTCGGGGGAGGCAGCGGTTATGGCCGCCGCGGGCGGGATCGCCTCGGCCGCGGGTGGTTGGGTAGTGCCCTCTGATCAGCTGGCTATGGTGCACCAAAACGAGATGATACTGCCGGCCAATATCAGCCAAGGGCTACAAGGTATGATAGCCGGCAGTGGTGTTGGCGCTGGCGGGAGTCCAGTGGTCGTCAATGTGTCGGCGATCGACAGCCAAGACGTGAACGCTTCTTCCAGAGTAATGGCAGTCTGCTGGTCGCGGCTCTCAACAAGGCCATGCGCAACGGATCGGCGCTGCGGACCGCCTGATGGCTCTGGTTTTTCCCACGCTGCCCGGGCTGGCCTGGAGCGTCACTAAGACACCGACCTTCCAGACTCGGATCCAGAGGGCGGCTTCTGGGCGTGAATTGCGGGCGCTCGATTATCCGTACCCGCTGTGGCAGTTTGCGCTGGTATTTGACTTTCTGCGCGATAATCCCACGGCCGGCTACGACGAGCTGAGAACCCTAATGGGATTCTTTATGCTCTGCCAGGGTGCGTTCGGCACATTCTTATTCCAGGATCCTAGCGACTTCCAAGTCTCTGGGCAGCAAATCGGCACCGGGAATGCGAGTACGTCCATCTTTCAGCTCCAGCGGGCAATGGGCACAACGCTGCCCAATGGCGGCTTTTTCGAGCCCATTACAGCGCCGAATGTCGTCCGAGCGATCTACCTCAACGGCATCACTCAAAACCCGGAGAGCTACAGCGTCGATTCGAATGCCGGGTTAGTGACATTCAATACCGCCCCTGGCAGCGGGCTGATCATCAATGCAGACTTCACCTATTATTTCCGCTGCCGATTCATCGAGGACCGATACGATTTCGAAAATTTCATGTATCGGCTGTGGCAATTGAAAAAGCTCACCTTCATTTCGGTGCGGCCGTGAAGGCCGCCAGCCCCGCCCTGATTGCGCTGCTCGGTAGCAGCGAGCAATTCATCATGGCAGATCTCTACACGTTTACCTTGGTCGGAGGTTCGGTGTTGCGGTACTCAGCGGCACCCACGGCGCTCACCGCCAATGGAAATTATTTCGCGCTAGGCCCAAAATTCGAACGATCTAAGACAAAGGTCGTCATCGGCACCCCAGGTCGATGAGCTCGAGATCAAGGCCTATCCAGAAACGAGAGATCTTATTGGCGCCACACCGTTCCTGGAAGCGGCCTGGCAGGGGCAGCTCGACGGCGCGCTCTTGCAACTCGAACGCGCTTTCATGCCTACTTACGGCGACACCAGCCCGGGAACAGTCATTCTCTTCGCCGGTCGCATCTCCGACATCGATTGCAGCCGCACCGGCATCGACATCAAATGCCGATCACATCTGGAGCTTTTGAATATCCAGATGCCGCGCCGGCTGTGGCAGTCGTCTTGCACCCATGTGTTTGGCGACGCCATGTGTCAATTCAATCGATCAAGCCTGCAGGCGACGTTCTCGGCCGGGGCTGGCTCGACTCAGGCGCAAGTCGCCACGACCATCAGCCCGAGCCCGGCGAACCTCTACGTCCAAGGGACCATCATTGGCGTGACCGGGGCAAACGCCGGGTCAAACCGCACGGTCGCCAATATGGACGGCAGCTGGGTCTATGTGAAGCTCGCGTTTCTCTCGCCTATCGTGGTTGGTGACGAATTCCAGCTGCTTCCTGGCTGCGACCGCACGATTGCGACCTGTAAGAACGTGTTCAACAACGCCATTCATTTTGGCGGCTTCCCCTACATTCCGACGCCGGAGACGGCAGTATGAATCGGAGGTCCTTGGTAATCGCGGAGGCCGAGACCTGGCTGCGCACGCCCTATCACCACATGGGCCGAATCAAAGGCGGCGGCACCGATTGCCTAATGCTGCTCGCCGAAGTCTATGAGGCAGCGGGCGTGACCCCGCATATTGATGTACCATTCTATCCCCCCGATTGGAATCTGCATCGCGACGCCGAGCGATATTTGGAGGGCGTCGTGCGCTACGCGCGGGAAATCGGCGGGCCGCCTGAAGGAGGCGATGTAGCGGTGTTCAAGTTCGGGCGTTGCTTCGCGCACGGCGCGATCGTGCTCTCCTGGCCACGATTAATCCATGCCTGGCACAATACGGGCGTCGTTTATGCGGATGGGGATCAGCCGCCCCTTGCCGGCCGTCCGGTCCGGTTCTTCGACCCATTCGCTCTTTGATTTCTGATCTCTGATATGGGCGGCATCGTCGGCCGCGGTTCGAATGCCAAGCAGCAGAAGGCGGTTGGCTCGCTGCAATTCCAGACCTCGCAGCACGGCGGGGTAATCCCGCTCGTCTATGGCACAACGCGCGTTTCGCCAAACTTGATCGAGTACGGGGACTTTAAGGCGACGCCAGCGTCACGCCAAGGCGCCAAAGGCAAGGGCGGCGGCGGCGGCAAGGGTGGCGGCCAGCAGTACAACTACAGCGCTTCGGTCATCATCGGCGTGTGCCAGGGACCCATTGCCGGAATTGGAGCCGTGTGGTGGGACAAGAACGTCGGTACGCTGTCGTCGCTCCCGGCTGCGCTT